GATTCCCTGTTAAAGAAATATTAAAACTTACAGATGAAAAACCTTTGTATGGACATAAAAGCGGAATAAAAATGCAGACACACTGGATTTGCTTTATGAAAACGGAAGATTAGTATTAATGCTAACGCAAGGCTAAAAAATCGTTTCAATGGTTTTTAGGATAATGTTAATTAATTGCCCAATAAAAGCTAATAAGAAAAAAATGCTTATTTTTGATTATCTAATATAGCTCCGTCTGTGGATTTATGTTTTTTGTTTGTAGAGCGTGAGGGGTTGTTTCCTCACGCTTGTTTTAACTAAATTAAACGAAATGAGAGAAAAATTAAAAATAGGTTTAGGCTTTTTATTACTCCCTTTGGCTTTTATTATTTGGCTAATTGATAGGTGCTTAATGGTTTTAATGCCTCAGCTCGATCATAAGAACTTTACAGAGTGGTTAGACGCTGAAAAAATAACATTTGCAATAATCAGAATTTTAATACTATTAATAATAAGGTGGGGATTAAACCTGTTTTTTGGTATATAAATAAACAATAAACAATAGAATTGTCAAAAACTAAATACATAAAAACGCCTGAAGCTCTAAATAAACTTTGGAAAGACTACAAAGAATATATTAAAAGCAACCCTATAAGAGTCCAAGACTTTGTAGGTAAAGAAGCAACCGAAGTATGGAGAGAGAAACAAAGACCATATACAATGGCTGGTTTTGAGGTGTATTGCTTTGATAACGCCTCAGATGTACACCATTATTTCGATAATACTGACGGAAGGTACGAGGAATATAGGACTATCTGTTCACGTATACGCAAGGAAATACGCTCTCAACAGATTGAAGGCGGTATGTCAGGGATATTTAACCCAAGTATTACACAACGTTTAAATGGACTGACTGATAGGCAAGAAATCAAAACAGATCAGCCTACAGAAATGAAAATTACAGTTGTAAAAGGCAAAAAGAGATAAAGCAAAATAATAATTGTATCCAGCGCGTATAAGAAGTTGCCTCAATGCCTATAAAATAACGATTCTTTAAAAGTCAATAATGAGCGTAAAAGAGGTTGAAACTACAATATCGTTTGAAGTAATTGATGAAAACTTTTATAACTATAGGGGTATTGTTTTACCAGGAGGCACAAGGTCAGGGAAAACAATAGCTATATTACAATGGATAATAGCCTATTGCCTCAGAAATACTAATAAAGATATTGTTATATGTAGAGATACATTAACCAATTTAAAACGTACAACTTTAAAAGACTTTCAGGCTTTATGTTATGGTTTTGGCGAATATGCCTCAATGTATCCTGAGATGACAATGAATAAGTCAGAAATGTACGCCAATATTAACAGCAATACAATTACTTTTATAGGTTTATTAGATGATCCAATGAGGGTTTACGGTTTACGCTCAGATTTATTCTATATTAATGAAGCCGTAGCAACGTATAAACATACATTTAACCAACTAAACCAACGTTGTATTGAGGGTTTTATCTTAGACTGTAATCCCTCAGAGCCTAACAGCTGGGTTTATCAATTAGATTTACGCCCTGATGTCTTAGAATATCGTACAACTTACAACGATAATCCTTTTTTACCTATTGAAGTAATAAAAGAGATTGAAGCGTATGAGCCTAACGAAATAAACATAAATAACGGTACAAGTGATGAGAGACTATGGAGCGTTTACGGTAAAGGCGAAGTGTATAAAGGTAAAGAAATCATTTATAGTGAGTGGACTACATACGACAAAGAGCCTGATGAGTACGATAATGCTTTTTTTGGCTTAGATTGGGGACATAATCACCCTTTAGCAGTTATTAAAGTAATCGTTAACGGGCGTGATTTATACGTACAAGAAATAATGTACAAAAGTAGAATAGACGATTTAGACGAAGTTATTGAGATACTTAAAGAACAACCTGAGATTGAGAATACTTATGTTGTTTGTGATAGTTCTGAGCCGCGAAGCGTTAACCAATTAATACGTGGAGGGATTCCAGCATTGAATGTAAAGAAACCTCCTGGAAGCGTTTTAGACGGTATTCGCAAAGTAAAGGCGTTTAATATTCACGTTCACGTTAACTCAATCAACATACAAAACGAGCTTAATAACTACAAATGGAAAGTTGATACTAAGACTGATTCAATACTCGATATTCCTGTAAAAAAGCATGATGACGCCTTAGATGCTATACGCTATCCTCTCTATACTTTTACTTAATTGATTAGCTTTTAATCAAATTATGTTTAAAATTTAATAGTTATAACAAAAAATTCTTTATTTTTACAACAAATTAAAGTTTTTTTTATGGCTGATAATCTAATTAAGCGAGTATTTAACGCTTTTACTAATAAAAATCATTCGTTTTCATTATCCTCAGCATCTACAAATAACTTTGGTATTCTTAGTGGAGTACTTGACTACCTAACAGGTAAAAAGTCATTTGAAGTTTATACAAAGTCATACGGAGATAACCCATTAGTTTACATGATAGTTAAAAAGATAGCGTTTTCAAGCGCATCTATTAAGCGTGTATTTACTAATGAGCAAGGCGAAACAATAGAAAACTCAAAGCTACAAGAGTTCTTAGAAAAGCCTAATAGTGATCAGGGAATGACTGAGCTATTTGAAGAAATAAACGAGTATTTATCTATAACAGGTAATTGCTTTATTCGTTGGATTGATAGCGGTTTTGGTAGTGGCGAATTGATTATACTACCAACTAATTCAGTTGAAATAACATCTGATGTCGCTGGAGTAACAGGTTATAAATACACTAATACAGATAGCAAAGTAATCTTTATAAGTGATGAGGATATGTTGCATTTAAAAACAAATAATATAGTTGAGCCTTCAACAAATTTAGGCTTAAGTCCTCTCCAGGCTGGTTGGATAGTTGTTCAATCATCATCAGAAAAGTTTAATGCTGATGCGAGTATATTTAAGAACAGAGGTATTGTTGGACTGCTTACAAATGATACTGACGTTCCAATGCTTGGAAAAGAGCAAAAAGAATTACAGGAGTCTTTTCAAGATACTGTTGGAGGATCTGACAAATACAATAAGATAGCAGTTACAAATACTCGTTTAAGATTTCTTCAAACAGGAATGAGTCCAACAGATTTAAAACTTTTGGAGGGTATATTATCTTCTTTGCGTATTATTTGCGGTCTTTATGGAATGCCTTCAGTATTATTTAATGACAATGAAACGAGTACTTATAACAATGTAACTGAGGCAAAAAGAACGGCCTTTACAGATGTTTATATTCCATTAGGGCAGAAAGTAGATAAGGCTTTATCAATGTTTTTAAATAAAAAGTTAAGAGTAAACGAAAATATTATAATTGATTTAACGAGTATTGAGGTATTAAAGGCAACTACTAACGAACTTGCACAGGCTTTATCAAGTCTTTCTCCATTACTTTCTAATAAGGTTTTGGAGTCAATGACTGAGGACGAAATTAGATCCATTGTTGATTTAGGTATATTAACTGAGGGACAAATAACAGTTGGAATGCAAGGTAATGCACCAACTTTAACTGTTGGAACATGAAACAAGCAATTAAGAAAATAGAGGATAAGATTAAGTCAATGCCTACCAGCACGATTAAGGAAAAATTACTTAAAGATATTGAGGAAAAGAAACTAAAAACTATTACAAAATGGATAAAGTAATTAAGGCAGTAGAGTTTAAAGGCAAATCTTTTGATACAAAAGAGGATTTATTTAAGGAATTAAGAGCCAATAAAAAGGAATTGTTAGGACTTAAAAAGGCTGAGGTTAAAAATTCAGCTCCTTTATCAATGAGTTTAGATAAAATAGGAACGGTAAAAGGTATTGAAGGCTTAGATAAATCATTTATTTACCCTGTAATCAATACAACTAAATACATGGACTCTCATAACGATGTACATTTTGACGGCATTTGGAACAGAAGTATTAACGATCAGAAAGGTAAGGTCCACTATTTAATTAACCATGAGTTAGAAGTTGGAAAAGTAATTGCCTATCCTAAAGATGTAGAGGTGCTTATTAAAGATGTTCTTTGGACTGATTTAGGCGCAAATTATAGCGGATATACTCAGGCATTAATCTTTAAAACTAACATATTTGATTACTCTAATGAGGACGCTAAAAAGATAGTTAAGGAGAAAATGAATATAGAACATTCAGTTAGAATGCAATATGTTAAAATTGACCTTGCAATTAATTCAAGTGATGAGGATAATATAGAAGAAAAGGCAGTATGGGAAAAGCATATTAGCGAGATAGCAAATAAAGACGAAGTAATAGAACAGGGTTATTTTTGGGCAGTTACTGAGGCTAAAATATATAAAGAGGGATCAATGGTGTTAGCTGGATCAAATGATGTTACACCAATGATTTATCAAAAAGAAATTCAATCGTCAAACGACATTGATACTGATTCGCTAAACAGCAATCAAAAAAAAGTCCTTAATGAGAAGGCAAAAAAGAATATATTATTACAATTGATTAAAAATTAAAACAAATGGATTTTATAGTAAAATCAAATGAGGAGTTAGAAGTTATGGAGAGCAACGATTTACACGCTTACTATACTGCTAAACTTACTCACGAAAAGGAGCAATTAGAATTGAGAGTTAAGGCATTAGAGGCTGTTGACCACAATTCTGATAAGCACGAAGGATTGGCTAAAGAAGTTAAAGAGATGCGTGAAAACACATTGAAAACTTTGTCTGAGGCTATCCATGAGCAAGGAATGGTAATGCAAAAATTAAGAGAAGGTAGTTTATCTGCTGATTCAATTAAGGACGCAGAAGGATCTATTGACGCAATGTTAAAAGCGCATTCTGAGGATTTCGCAACTGCTAAAACAAAACGACATGGTTTCAACTTTACAGTTAATAAAGCTGTTGGAGATATGACATTTGCTAACAATCTTTCAGGAGGTAATATGCCACAAGCAGAAAGAATTGAAGGTATCAATGACATTGCAGAAAGAGTGGCACAGGCTTATGGTAGAATACCAAAGTTACCTGTTTCAGGAAATACTGTTGATTGGGTTTACGAAACAGCTCAGGAAGGTGCTGCTGGTGGAACTGCTGAGGGTGCATCTAAGAATCAAATAGATAACAACTTTGTTGTAACTGCGGTTTCTTTATTGAAGCAAACAGCGTATTTCAAGGTATCAACTGAGATGTTAGACGATGTTTCTTTTATGGGTGCATGGTTGAGAAACAAATTAATCGTTCGTTTATTCTTACGCGTTGATTCACAAGTTATAGTTGGAGACGGTACAGGAACAAACCTAAACGGTCTTTATACTCAGGCAACTGCATTTGCGGCTGGAAGTTTCGCTTTATCTGTTGATTCAGCAAACAATGTTGATTCATTAGTAGTGGCGGCAAATCAAATTAGATTGGCTAACCATAACGGTGCTTTATCTATTTTTATGCACCCAGACGATGTAACAGCACTTAAATTAGTGAAGTTATCTGCTACTGATAAGCGTTATGTTGATAGACTTTTACAGGTTGGGTCAATGATGATGTTAGACGGTATTCCAATTGTAGAAACTACTGCAATGGCACAAGGTACATTCATGATTGGTGATTTAACTAAGGCGTTAATTGCTGAGAAAGGTGGAATTATGGTTGACGTTGGTTTAGACGGTAACGACTTCACGAACAACATGAGAACAATTATAGCAGAGTGGAGAGGTGAAGTTATCATTGAGAATAATGATACAACAGCATTCGTAAAAGGTGTATTTGCTACAACAAATGCGGCACTTGAAACGGCTTAATATTAACTTTTAAAAGTTTGAATAATGGAAAAGAAGGAAAGTAAAAAGAAAGTTGCAGTTAAAAAAGTAGTGAAGCCTTTAGAGTTTTCAAGTTCTACTAAACTTGTATCTTTTAAAGCGTCCAAGAAATTTGGTAAAATGAACAAAGATGAAGTTTGCGAAGTTTCAGAAAACGTTGCTGAAATCTTGGAGCATAAAGGACTTGGAAAAAAAATAGTGTAAATTATGGCAATTGTAACAACAACAGATTTCGTAAATAAGTTTGAATTGACTTTAACGGATTTTAACACAGCAAAATTAACAGCGTATATTGATAGGTATGAAACTATAACATTAATTGAATTAATGGGTAAAGAATTATATGATTTATACGTTATTGGAATTGCTGGAGCTGATCCGATTTATGAAGCACTTAGAGATCCGTTTACGATACAATTAGAAAGTGGTCAAATCTTAGATAGTAGAGGTTTAGTTGATATGCTTACAGGCATGATATACTTCTATTATTCAAGGGACATTAATACACAAGTTACGAGTAATGGTAATGTAAGTTCAAAGGGCGAAAATTCAGACAGAGCAAGTGCATTTAAAGCAAATGTACAAAGCCGTTGGAGTGAGTCACGAGCAACTTATAAAGCTATTCAGGAATACATAAACGAGTATAGTAGTGTTTACCCTTCATTTTTAGGGTATGAGCCACAAAATTTACAAGTATTTTGAGAGATATAGTTTACATAATAGAGGAAAATATCATTGATCGAATGAATTGTATAATATCAGTTCAGTCGGTTAATGGTAATGTTTTAACTGTTTGTAATGTAAAATGGAGTAGAATTGGTTTAATTTTAACTGATTCTATAAGCCAAACTTACACAATAACAGCTGTTGATTATGTGTTGAATACAATAACTATAACGCCAAATGGAGCTTATACCTTCACTGGAATGGTCATAAACTTAAATAAACCCTACTTTTTTACAGGTACGCCAATTAGTACCAATAAAGAGTGGAAAAGTTTTAGTAGTGATGAGCGAAATAAAGTACCGTTTGCATGGTTAGTTGAGCCAAACGATGAAGATTTTAAAGATGATCAAGATACATTAGAGCGCGAAAGTGATATTTTAATAGTGTTTTTAGATTCTAATAATACGAGTCAATGGCGAACAATGGATACACATGACAATAGATTACGATCTTTGTATAATATGGTTGAGGAATTTATGGATACGATTAAAAGAGAATTTTTATTTTACTCTGATAATTTGTCCTTTAAAACTAAAAACTTTACAAAGTTTGGAAAAGAAACGTCCTCAGGAATGGAGGCTAATATTATAGATGCAAATCTAACAGGGGTTGAATTACGGCTAACCCTACCTATTAACAGGGTAAACGAATGCTGTTAAATAAATTTAATAAGACTCGAAAGAGCAAAAAAATATGAGTGCAATAAATTGCGTATGCGGATCACCAGCTGGAATAAATGCGGGTAGTTCAGGGTGTACGATTGAAATGAAGCCAATGGCGTTTCCTATATTTGAATATGAGAGAAAAGCTGACGGCACGAGAAACGGAATTGATGTAACGAGCGCAACGCTTGGAGCTGATATTGTAGCAAAGGTTTTAGCAAGTACAGCAGTAGCGGAGAGATTATTTCCAACGCTTAGAGTACAAAACCCAACAGTAAGTAGAACAGATACTAACTATGAAACAACGGCAAACGGAGATAAGTTTCGTTTAGACGGTGAGGGCGGTATTTACTCTTTTTTAATGGAGTACTATGGTGCTGACGGAGTTTTTCAAATCTTTAGAGAATTTAAAAAAATGGGTTGTATTGACATCGTTATGTATATTGCAACGACTGACGGCAACTTATGGGGAACTAAAGACTCAATTACAGGTGATACGCTTTACGGTTATAAGTTGAGCAAGGAAACTATTGATTCTTTCTTTATGTTTCCTGTTCCAGGAGCTAAGGCAAAGACAATGTTATCTTTTGATGTTGACAGAGATGTATGTATAGAAAATTCTTATGTAATCACTTCAAATGAAATGATTGATACAGGAGGAGTAAAATCTACTTCTTTGACTCCTTTAGTTTCAGGATTCCAAACGCTTACAAATCCAACAACAACAACTTTTCAAGATGTTGTATACGAAGGATTTGGAACGGCTGGAGTTAGAACGCCAATTACAGGGTTATTAGTTGGAGCATTTACAGCAACTGATATTACTGCTGGATTGCCTGGAACACCTTTAACGGTATCAACAGCGCCTGAGGCACCTAATGGGACTTATTTATTAACTTTAAGTGCGCCAGTATCAGTATCTGATATAATCCAAATTGAAGTGACTGCAACGGGTTATGATGTTACTACTTCATCATTTACTGTTGTTTAATGAGTAATCTTAAGCGAATAGTATTAGGCGAAGATGATTTTAACGGTGATTGGCTGAGAAGCGTCACAGAAAGCCACGCGGTAAATGGTTTAGGTAAAGCGTTAAATAATCGTAACCGAGTACGAAAAGCGTGGAAAATTGCTAACGGGTTGAGTAAACCTAATTATATTGACGAGGTTGTAGTCACAAAGAAAAAAACAACATCGAAAAGAAAAAAGTAATTTTCTATACGGTATAGAAACCCTCACTATTAATTTAGTGAGGGTTTTTTTATTCATATCAATTTTAAGTTGTATATTTGACGAGCAAGAGCAAAGTATTTAGGTAAATAAATTATTGGTTTTTATTGGAAAAGGTGTCAGAAATGATGCTTTTTTTTTGTTTAAAAGATATGTTAGAAGGGTTACAGTCAAAATTGAATAGAATGAAAGTTGATGAAAATACAGCTTGGTTTTACGTTGTTGACATGGAAGCTCAATTTGAAATTATACGGCTAAATACAGAGGATCAGTTATTTGAGGAAGGTATTGATTCAAAAGGTGATAGATTAGAAGGTTTTGGAGGTATAAATTATTTAGTTGGTGGAGAATACGCTCCATATACAGTAATGAAGAAAAAAGAAAAGGGACAGAGATACGATCACCCAACTCTTAAAAATTCAGGTGGATTTTATAAATCATTTTTTGTTAAAATAGATGAACGTGGTATGCAAATAAGCGCAGATTTTAATGTAACTGGTGATGAAGGTGGTAGCGGAAATATTTTAGATTCATTAAAAAACGGTTTAAATGTTTTAGGATTGACAGATGATAATTTAGTGTTATTACGTAAAATGATACTTGTTAATTATATAAAGTTTTTAAGAGATAAAATAGCAATTTCATGAATGGTTATTATACAGATACGGAATATTTTCCTTTGCTTAATTGGCGAATGGTAAACGATAAATCTGATTTTACATTTTTAAGAATTGACAAAAATAAAGGAACTAAAAAGAACGACTCTAAGGCGTGGGAACTTGTTTTAGATACATATTACGCTGAGTTTGGTTTAAGTGATGATTACGAAGTCTTAATAGAGCTTAAAATGGACTTAGCAATTGTACAAAACGATTACGCAATTAGTGGTGATATGTTTTTACAAAACAAGATCAGACATTTAAAAGAACAGGTAAAAGAATTAATTGAGCGTCCTGTTGAGGGTGATCTAATGAGTGCTATAAACTCAATAAGCAAGTGGCAAGGTTATAGAATTAACCAAAAGGAAATGAGTACTAATGAATTTATGTACTTATTAAGAGATTTTAAAAGAGAAATTGACGCAATAAAACAGCAACAGAATGGCTAAAGGTAGAATTGAGAAAGGCGATATCGTAGCCGAAGGCGTATTAAGGGACTTTAACAAAGAAATTGAGGTTACTATTGCTAATATTAATACGTTAAAAACGGCAGTTTTAGCAGTTGCAGAAACAGGGAAAAAACTAAAAAAAGGAGTTTCAACAGTAAAGCCTAAAGATGTTAAAACAGTTCAGCAGTTTAACGCCTTAACTGAAAAATCAAATCAAAACGCAAAAAATAGATTACAAATTGATAAGCAGTTATTAACTGAAAAGGAAAAGTTAAAACAACAACAGGCGGCACAAAACAAAGCTATTAAAACTGAGGTTGCGTTAGGTGATAAACAAATAAATACATTAGAGAAATTAAGAGCAAGGAATGCGGCTATTAAAATAGCTAAAGACAAAGTAAACTTTACTACTAAAAAAGGTCAAGAGGCTATCAAAAAGCTCAATGCCGAATTAAACAAGAATAATAAAATACTTGATAAAAATGCCTCTAAGCTCGGAAAATTAAAAAACAATATAGGTAATTACGGAAGCGCGTTAAGAGGTTTAGGAAGTGCATTAGGTATAACTGCTGGAGTTACAGGACTTGTTACAGCTTTAAAAGGTGCGTTTAATATTGTAAAAGACTTTGAGCAAGGACAAGCGGATTTAGCTTCTGTTTTAGGTGTTAGCGTTGATCAAATGAGCGCGTTAACTGAACAGGCAAAAGATTTAGGCGCAACAACAACTTTTACTGCCTCTCAGGTTTCTGAGCTTCAAAAAGAATACGCAAAATTAGGTTTCTCAATGTCAGAAATTGAGGCGGTTACCGAAGCAACTTTATCATTAGCTGAGGCAACAGGGACTGATTTAGGACGTGCCGCAGAGGTTACAGGTGCGACAATTAGAGGTTTTGGCTTATCTGCTGATGAAACTCAAAGAGTTGTAGATGTAATGGCAAAGTCATTTAGTTCTTCGTCTTTAGATATGGAGAAATTCGCAACGGCAATGTCATCTGTTGCTCCTGTTGCAAAAAACGCTGGATTCTCTATTGAAGAAACAACAGCATTATTAGGAACTTTAACAGATCGTGGAATAGATGCAAGTTCAGCTGGAACAGGCTTAAGAAATATGTTCTTAGATTCTAAAAAAGCTGGTTTAACTTTCAATGAAGCCTTAGAGGAGGTAAACGGTGCAAGTGATAAAACGGCAAAGTCTTTTGAATTGTTTGGTAAACGTGGCGCAACATTGGGTGTTATTTTAGCAGAAAATCAAGGTGCTGTTGGAACGTTGACAGATAAATTATTAGATAGTGACAATGCGGCTAAAGACATGGCTGATACTCAAAGAAATACTTTAGGCGGTGCAATTAAACTTTTAACCTCAGCTTATGAAGGTTGGATCTTGAAAATGAATGAAGCTGGAGGCGTTGGAGAAAAGTTAAGAAATGGAATAGCATTTTTAGCAGATAATTTTGATACTCTTATTAGTTGGGTTGGTAAAGCTGTTGTACTTATTGTTCAATTTAAGGTTGCAATGAAAGCAATCAAGATTAGCGAAAGTATTGGAGGCTTAAAGGGTTTAGGGAAAGCGTTTCAATCAATAGGAAAAGGCGCAAAAGGTGCTACAACAGGCGCAAAGAATTTAGGCAAAGCATTAAAGGGTATTGGTTTTGGTTTAGCTATTACTGCTGGTTTAGAATTATTAAAATTACTATATGATTTAGCGAGTGGAACGGCTGAATTAAGAAGGCAAGAGGATTTATTGGCTGCTGCTCGTGAAGTTAGTGATAAATCAGTTGAAAAGGTTTTAGCTCCAATTAACGCTGAGATAAAAGCAGAGCGCGAAAAACTTGAATTACAATTAGCAAACGGTGAGTTAAAACGCGGTCAAGTTGAATTTGATGAAAAAATAAAAGCATTAGAAGAAAGCAAATTAAAAAGATTAGAACACGAAAGGAATTTAAGAACAAACCAAATTTCTGATTTAAAAGAGTTTAATGAATTAGAGAAAGAAAATGTAAAAACAAGAGCTGAGGCTATTAAAAATGATACAAGTATTAGAGGAAGCGACAGAAGTATTTTATTAACAGCAAATCAAAACGCTTATAATGCAACTTTAAAGAAAAACTTAGATTTAATAGTATTTAAAGAACAAGCGGAGGCGGCTTTTCAACAGGCTATTGAAGGGACAAGTGATGAAATACACGATTATACAGTAAGAATTGCAGACCATTCAGGAGAGTTAGAAGGCGGTACTAAGGCAACAAAAAATGCAACAGAGGCAATAGAGGATTATGATGAGGCTTTAGAAGATATAAATAAAACTTATGCAGAATATATTGAAAATATAAAAGCGGCTAATAAACAAAAAAAAGATTTATTAGATATTAATAGTTTAGATGCACCAGCTGAATTATCAGCAGAGGTTGATGTTGAGGGGGAAGAATTTGATATAAAAAACCTTGAAGAATTAACTAAAATGCGTCAAGATGCTTTACAGTTTTCACAAGACTTTGCTATCGCATTAATTGACGAAAGAATAAAGGCATTAGACAGGGAAACTCAGGCTCATATTAAACAGGCTGAAACATTTAGAACACTTGCAGAAAACGGAAGTATTGAGGCAAAGGAATCATTAGCAGAAGAAAACAGATTAGCGGCTGAGTCTGAGCGTAAATCAGCTGAATTAGAAAAGCGTAAACAACGTATTTTAATGGTTACAAATGTATTAAAAGCGTTTAATGCAAACTTATCTGTTGAGGGTACAACATCAGGCGAAGCGTTGGCAAAGGCAATAACATCAGAGGCGGTACTTAATCAATTTATTGCGTCTCTTGCCTCAGCTTATGAAGGTATGGAGGACACAGGAAAGGCAACAAATCCTTTAGATAGTAATGGAGGGCGCGTAATGTTACTACATGATAACGAGCGAATAATGACAGCTAAACAAAACGCAATGATAGGAGGCGTTTCTAATGATCATGTTGCACAAGTAATGGAGCAACACAGATTAGGCAATTATATGGACGGAGGGCAGTTAGTAACTAAAGTTGATAATGCTGAGTTAGTTAATGGGTTAAGTTCTTTAAAAGCTGAAATGATTGACGTTAAAAAGGCTATTTTAAACCAACCTAAAGAGTCAAATAATACTGCTGAAATGCTATCTAATTACATGGTATTTGAAAACCATAAAATACAAGGCGGTAAAACTACAACATCAAGATTTAAGGTAAAACGATGAGCTTAGAAACTACATATTTTATTGCTGGAGAAAGTTTCAGACCTGTTAACGCTGATGAGATTGGCATAAGAATGAATTGGAGAGGCGATATACAAGAGGCTGAACTAAATACAGATTCTATTGTATTATCTAACAGGGCAAAGTATCTTGTTTTACAACATATTGAGCAGTTTGGTATATTTGAGGGCGTTCCAATTATTATACAGGTTGGTAATTCAGTTCTTGAATATTATATAGACTTACAACAAAACCCAAAAATTAGCGGTTTTGGAGATAGTGAAATAGAAGTTTCAATAAAGCGTAGACGGTCAATAAATTGGTTTAGAGAGCAAATAAACGGTTTATCTTTTGAGGTTATAAACAAAACAAATCCAATAAGTACTGTTCAAATACCTTATTTAATTATACCTGATAATCAGGCTGAAATGCTTATAATGTTGGCTATCTCAACTTTTACATTAACTAAGGCTTTAATTGAAGGTATTAATGATATTACAGATAGGATTTCAGACGTACAAGAGGCAAGTATTCCAAGTATATCAGCATCAGGATTACCCGTTTTTAATATAGGAGAAATAATAACGGCATCATTAAAATTAATTGCAAGTATTATTTATACTGTTGCTTTAATTGTTGCGTTAATTAAATTAACAAAACAAATAATAGAGTTAATTTTTCCACCTGTTAAAAAGTTAAAAGGATCTACAGTTAGAGAATTGATAAATAAAGGTTGCGCAAATTTAGGGTTAACGTTTTCAAGTACGGTATTAGATGAGTTAAATAATTTAACTTTAATGCCTGTTCCTTTACAGAAAACAAATAAATCAATTTGGAAAAATTTACTTAGTTTAAATACTCAATCGTATTCTAAAGGCTATCCAACAGCAAGAGATACAACGCCAACTTTAGGCAGATTATTTGACTTTTTAGAGGATTTTACACAGTCCCAAATTAGAATAATTGGTACAACTGTTTATTTAGAAGAGGAAAACTATTGGATTAATCAAAGCGGTTTACAAATAATAAATACTTTAAATCTACAGGAGGTTAGAGAAAATCAATGGACTTTTAATATTGATGAAGCCTGGAAACGTTATTATTTACATTGGCAATATGATATTTCAGATTCTCACACTATGGATAGAATGGAGTCTTTAGATATGGAATGGAGTACAGAGTACGTAACGACTTCAAATGTTGATTTATTCGTTGTTAAAGGCTTAGTTGACATTAATTTACCCTTTGCATTAGGCAATAGAAAAGAGTCCCTTACATGGGTTGAAAAGCAATCTTTACCATTTGCAATAACTGCTGATAATGTTATTAATTTCTTTGGCGGAAATTCTAATTTAGTTTCTAAAATTGTAGGTAGAATTGGAGTAACACAAATTTCTCAACAGTATTACTCAACTTCTAAGATGCTATGGGCGACAAATGGAAAACAACCAGCAAATTATCTAACAAAAATTGGAGCTTTACCAATTGCAAATAAATATCACGCAAAGAACAAAGTAAAAGAGAATTTTCAGAAAATTCAAACAGCGAGAATACCTTTATCAACTGCTAATTTTGACATGATTATAAATAATAATTACGTACAAGATGAAAACGGAGTTTATTTGAAATTGCTTACATTTGATTTTATTAACGATTCTAAAGAAGCAGAAATTGAATACTCAGTTAGCTCAACAGAGGGCAATAACACTAAAACAATATTAATAAATGGATAATAACAAAGATTTTACGAAAGTTTTAGAGGGTTTAGCAAGTGCAAAAAACATTTTAAATAGTATTTTAACGCCTGAGATATTAGAGCAAATGACTGATGAGCAAAGGCAAGAGATTGAGGACGCAAAAAAAGGTGTTGACGATGAGGCTATTAAAAAAGCTTCAAAGGATTTAGAAAACTTTACAAATAAATATTAAATTATGCCTTTACAGATAGTTACAGAGCAATATAATACGCTTAATTCACTTTATGCAAATGGTGGTGATTGGGTAGACGGTGAGTCATTATTTACTACTCGTTTTCAGGCTGGAAGTGGAACGTCAAATAAAATTACATATTATAATCAAGGATCTAATTATTGGCTTCAATTTGATAATGCAAGTTGGGCTGATGCTGGATTTTTAGAAGGTGATATAATTACAATAACTGCAACTGTTTACGCAAACGGTCAAAATAGTCAGGCTCAAAGTTGGGTTAGCACAATAACTTATATAAACGGCAACGAATTATATTTAAACGCTCCTTTAGGGCCATACATTGGCGGTTTTGGTACCCCTGGAAACGGTACAACTTTTCCTTTAGACGGTATTTTATCAGGAATGAGCGTTGTTGCTGATAAATTACCAAACGCTTTAGAGTTTTATTTTAACTTAACGCCAAATGGTACTGTTTCTTTAAACTCTTTAATTGATAGCGAATTAAACCGTTTTGAATTACAAGATGTTGACGCAATGACAATTACAGATGTTTTACCAATGACTCAAATAGGTAATAAGTCAGGCGGTTTAATAAAGGACGTAAATATAACATATATTGCAAATAATACAGGAGGGTACAATGATTTCAAAGTAACTTATAAATTTTTGCAGTATGTTATTATTCAAGACGGTTTTATTATACCAGCTGTTTATGAGAATGCCGGTCACGTTGCACCAATTATTAATATAAAAGGCTTTGCTCAATATGGAAATCCAAACGGAGTTTTACAAGATACTACAACAAATTTAGAGGCTAATACAGGCGAATATAACGAGAATTATAACGGTGCGCCAAATAATTATAGTGTTCAATCTATTGTTTGGAATAATGTTTTAGGTGATGTTATAGAGGCTTTAGATTACTCAGCAACTTCATCTTTTACAGCAGTAATAAACGCACCTAATCAAATTAACCCTACAAGTATTTATAATATTGGTTTAGTTTGGAGGCCAATAGATGCTGAGTTTTACCAAAATAGACTGCCCTCATTAGGTAATAATCTTTTGATTAACGCTCCTGAAGTTGATTTTAACGCTGACGGTTTAATAGATCCAACTGTTTATGCTGGACTGCCTTACATTGGTAATCAAAGTGGCGTTAATTCAGACGGTGCGCAATGGGACTTCCAAAACTTAAAATTTGAGTTAACAGGAGCAAATCAATTAACAGTTAAAGGCGATGTAATACCAAATGCAAACGCAACTGCAATGTTTTCTCAAATTCAAGATGACGGCAGAAAGTCAACTTTATGGATTTCAATAGCAAATGTTGCCTTAACAGGCTTTTCAGTTGATAGGGTTTCTTTAACTTTATTTGATGAAGATAACATTGACGCGCCTGTAATTGGTGTTCAAATACCTGACGTTGTAGATCAAAATTTATACGATCATAATTTAAACAATATTACAGCCTCAGCAGATCCAAATACAACAACAGAGGACGATGTTTTATACGAAAGTAATTTTAGACTAATTGACAATGTAGATTACGAAGGAATTAGAGCGAGAATATTTGCATATAATACTGTAACAGAGCAAGAATTTACTTTAGAAAATAACTTTTTTAGTTTTAGTAATGTTGTCAATATTTCGGGACAGTTTCAACCTAACTTTTCAATTTCAAGAGGGTTTAATTTACCTCCAACATCAGATAGAAACGTTATAGAATTAGTTAGAAATACTGCAAATGATATAGCTGGAAAATATGGAGTTAAATTACGTTACGGTTTCTTAAATGATTGGCGTTATTGGTTAGAGCAGTCAAATGTATCTAACGATTTCTTTGATATTTTACAGAGTTTTAATGGAGATAATAAAAATTGGCAAGTTTACGGCTCAGGACTTGGAGATTGGATTTTAAGACTTTCATATTATACAACTGTAAATGGAGTTGACGATTTCAATCATCAGGCTGTTAAGATTAGACCGTATGAGGATAACCCAAATATTACAACAACGCGACAATTTACCGTTTTATCAGATTTAACAACGCCAACAAATTTACCTGAAAATGAATTAGTAGAGGTTGAATATGTTTTAACGTGGTCAACGGCAAATTATTCTGATGAATGGGCGGAAGTAACTATTGAGGACTATGAGGCTGGAAATCGTTGGGTTATTTCAAGCGTTTTACCACAGGGAAACATTAACGCAAATCCATTAAAACCAATTTCAGGAAACACGCTTTTAGATTTAGTAATTTCTCCAGCGAATGTTGCAACGGTAAAATGTTTAATTGATACCTCTTTAATAAACGTAAATAATGTATCTTTGAGCGTAAGGATTTTCTCAACGCCAATATTAGTAGAGGGAAAACGTACAACATGGGGTGTATTAAAAAGAACATCAGCACGAAAAGGAATAGGCACAGTTATAAAGCAGAAAGCATAAATAAATAAAATTTAAAATTATGGCATTAGATCAAATAAACGAATATCCAGTTACAACAACTGTAATAGATACAGCATCATTTTTTGATATTGACCAATTTATAGAGGGTACAAGTTATGAAAGTCAAAAAGTTCCAATTTCTGTAATGTTAAAAACATTTGCAACAGCTCCTATACAATTTGCGGCAACTGATTTAACAACGCCTTTTACCGTTTCAACATTTGATGTAGTAATTCCAATACCATACGAATTTTATGCAACTGAGATTAGAGCAAATGTTAAGACAGCACCAACAGATGCAGAGCTTATTTTTGATATTAAAATGGACGGGGTTTCAGTTTTAAGTACTAAAATTACTATTGACCCTGGGGAAACAAGCTCAACAACAGCCACAGTACCAGCAGTTATATCAACGCCTACTTTAAATAACGATAAAATTATTACTGTAGAATGTACTCAGATAGGAGCAACTATTGCTGGAGCTGGTTTAACAATAACAATTAACGGTTACAGGTTATGATAATAAACCCTTTTATATTTGAGTCAGTACCTGTTGTTTCAACTGAATTTAAAATGACGGTTGACACAACACAACCTGGAAGTGCTTCAGATACTTTTGTTTTACCTTTGCAGAATGGTGCGACATCAATGACCGTTTATTGGGGTGACGGCAATAGTGACGTTATTACGACTTACAATCAATCCGAACTTACTCACGTTTACGCATCAAGTGGAACGTATCAAATTTCTTTGGACGGCTCGTTTTCAGGAATTAGATTTGGCGGTGGTGGTGATAGATTAAAACTTTCATCAATAGATAATTGGGGTACGAATCAATGGGGTACTATGCAATTTGCATTTTATCTTTGTAGTAATATGGTCGGCACGTATACTGATAGTCCCGATACGTCATTAGTAGCGGATATGTATGGAGCGTTTAGAGGTTGTTCAAGTTTCAATAGTCCTTTAACTTTTGATTGTTCAAATGTTACAACTATGGCTTTTATGTTTTTCGGTTGTAGCTCATTTAATAGTGATGTTACTTTTACAAATACGTCAAACGTTTTAAGTATGAATGCAATGTTTAGGACTGCAACGGTATTTAATAAACCTCTAAACTTTGATACGTCAAACGTTACGGATATGACTAACATGCTAAGAACTACAGCTTTTGACCAAGATATAAGTAGCTTTAACATTTCAAGTTTAACAAGCGCAACACAAATGTTAGATGCGTCAGCATTTTCAACTACTAACTATGACTTATTATTAGTAGCGTGGCAAGGACAAACGCATAACAATTCAGTAAATTTTCACGCGGGAACTGCTCAATATAGTTCAGGCGCTCCAGCAACGGCAAGAGCTGGATTGATAACAGATTTATGGACAATAACTGACGGTGGGCCAGTTTAAAATAAAAATAATAAAATTATGTTAGAAAATACTATTAATCAAATCACTAAAGACAATCCGAAAAGGTGGTTTCTTGTTTACGATAGTGATGAGGGAGAGTTAGGTTTTGTCCTTTTTGGTTATGTTGGGCCAATAGACGTAAACGAATTAGTAACAGGACAACCAAACATATTAGCTTTTTTGACCGAAGATGAATTAGAAATTTATTTAGATAACATTGCTGGAGCAAACTATTATAAAAATGCGGTTGAAAGTGATTCTGAAAAGTTTCAAGGGCCATCGCAAAAATATTAAAACATGGATTACAGGTTTAAGGAGAAAGTATCAATTATAAGATTTCCACAAGGATTTTCTGAGGAGGACAGAGGCGTAAAATTGGGGTGCTGTGAGAATTTTATGGTACTTGCTTCATCAACCTCTAATGATTCCTATAAAAATGATATTGAATTAGCCTTTATTAAAAGATCAGCACTAACAGATATTGTAACGTTTACTATTGAAAAGTGCGGAACTACAGGCGCTTTATCTAATTTAGGAACGGTTGCAGTATTTAATCAGGATACTTTGGCTGTTGGTTTTATGTTTGATTGGAAACAATATTTAACAACTTATGGAATTGGAGAATATACAATAAAAGTACAATTTACAATTAGTGGAATTGTAGGAGGTTACGATTGGGGAGTTTACGATTTAAGTGAGTTTTCTATTAGTTCAGCATCAAATACTATTAGAGTACGTTCTACATTTGATTCGTTTTCTGAGTCTGAAAATATTGATTTTAGTAATTCAAATTGCACTACAACATTAAGATTAAACGGCTATTTTGGAGATCCTCAAAATAATACTGAAATCGTTCAATTAATTACAAAGGGTAGAGTTTCACAAAAGGTTAAAAGAGAAAATTTAGTTGCTTATGAATTAAAAACAATACCATTATTAGTAATGTTCACAAGGCGTTTACAATTTCAGTTTTTAAATCAAGACGAGGCGTTTATCTCAGACCATAATAAAACAAACCATTATTATAATTTATTTGATGTTCCTGTTGTATTAGATGAGGGCGCAGAGTTTACGTACCGTCCTGGAAGTAGGTTAGCAGATGTAAAAGCCTCTTTTGGTATTCGCACAAAAAACCAAAAATCATTTTATAATACTCAATAAATGGCAAACGAAACTCAAATAATAGTAAACAAACGGTCAATTCGTTTTATTGATACGACTACAAAACAGGAATATTTTTCAACTTTTATAGACCATTTACGCTGGAAAAGAGATAAAGACGATAATTTTACTTTCTTTAATTCAGTACCAATAATAAACAACGGAGGCAATGAAAATATTAATCAGTTAGGTGTCTTAAGAGATATTACAGGAGAGCAAGTAGGCGTTAGTTCTTTTGTTTATACAACAACTTTAAACCCTGATACGGGCTTACATTTTATTACTCCTGATTTAATGGAGACATGGCTTGGAAATAATACAGGCTTTTACTTTGATCCAAACCCTATTGGCGTTGTTGTAGATATTACAGGCGTTTTAACCTCAGTCGCTCACGATGCAACGTTAAAAGGTGACGGAACGGTTGGAGATCCTTTAGGCGTTATTAGTTCAGGCGTTGTTTTTACACCAACTATTAATAGTACAAATATGGTTGAGGTTTCTCAGGAGTCTGATTTTGGTACTCCTTCAGTTGGTGTTATTACTTTGACTGCAAATACAACTTATTTTGTTAGAGGTAATGTTGCTATTACTAATGAATTATTAGTTAGCTCAGGAAATGCAATAGTTGGTTTTAATAGAGATATTGACAAACTTACTTATTCAGGCTCAACAAATTTAATTACTGTTGTTGATAATGATTTTAGCATGAGAAATATTG